ACCGGCCCGGTCATTGAGTAGGTCACAGATGTTCTTAAATGCGATAGAGATGGTCTCATCACCAGAGCTAATCCAGCCATATCCCTTGAGACGTTCACCCGCTGGGCGGATCTCAGAGAAGTCTAGTATCAGTTTATCAATAGGCTTCTTGAGGGCTAGGATCTTACCTACAGACTTGGCCCATGCCTCGGCACTATCACCAATCTTGATGTGAGTAATCTTATTGCCTTCGTCATCAGTGAAGGTGCGCTCTTGGTTGTCTGGGAAACCTTTGTCCGTCCGGGTGGAGCGGATGATCTCTACCTCAACAGGTTTAGCGAATCCATTTAGTGTACCTCGAACTGGCTCAAAGCCTACACCACAGCCCTGTAGAAGCAGCCAGAACTGATCTACGATGTCGTGTACAGTCTCAGACTTACCGAAGCTACAATTGAACTGTGAGGCCTCACGGGTCTTGGCTACGTCTGTGCCACCGAGCCATAGTGTACGGCCAGACACTGTAGCCTTACGATCTTCCATAAGATCACGAAGCTCTTCTAGTTCGTTTAACTCTTCCTCAGTAAGCTCAGAGCCTTTTGCTCTTTCCCACAGCCATTGTTGATGATGTATCACACGAGCTACAGTCTGGCTCCACGTTTCAAATACAGTGCCTTCGTCGTTTAGAGGGCGGTTGTATGTGCGACGAGTAACCATGTTGGCTCGTGCGGAAAATTGTCTGTTGTTATTCATTCCTGATCCCCTGTTACCGATTGTCGCCGGAGCCTTTGATGACTCCACGGGCCAGTCGGCTATTTAATTTGTCTAGATTTTGCTGGGCGATTGTTTCCATACCGATACCCAAGTCGGTGCAGAGAGCGGCGATGTACCAAAGCACGTCACCTACCTCATGGGAGATGGCTTCACGCTGTGTGGGATCGAAGTGTCCGTTGTTGTCACGCAAGACCTTCTTGACCTTGCCAGCTACCTCACCGGCTTCAGATAACAGTCCGAGGGCGGGATACACGATTACATCTGCATCATTATAGATTGCGGTCTTAGAGGCCTGTGTCTGATAATCTTCAAACTTCATCGGGGCACTCCTCGATAGCCTCAATAATCTGATTGATGTACCACTTGGCCTTCTTCAGATCCTCGACGGCATTGCCTTTGTAGGCATGACGCCAGAGGTACTTCTGGGCGTTGCCGTGGCAGTAGGCTTTGAACCCTTCATTACCAAGGGCGTGGTAGATGGCTTCGATGCACTCGATGCCACTCTGGTTATAGTGGGGTGGATGATTGACCATATCTGACTGAGTTCCCCCGGTCAGAGTAAGTCCTGATAAGTCTAGTGTATGCCCATTGGTTTGCATGTCGTTGCCTCAGTTTAGTTTGTTCTTGTTGAATGGGATGATCTTCTTGTCTGCCCTTGCCTCAAGCAGTTCTTCGTCTGGCTCGAATACCCACTCTTCCTCTTCTTCACTCTCTTGGAGATCTCGAAGCATCCTTCCAATGACAGAAAAGTGGTCCATTGAAGTGTTGAGAGACAGGTTCAGGCCGTTTAGTAGGTCGATGAAGTACAGTGCCTTGGCTTCATCAAAGTCTTCAGAGAGGCTGTGCCCGTAGGCTACCTCTATCTCATCATCGTCCAATATTTTGAGACGTAGGAGTAAGGTGTTTTCCTCTAAATCTGGGAAATTATCCATGTTGGCCCTTCATCATCTTAAAGAAATATTCTGCATCAATTACGGCTAGGGGCTTCTTCCTATCGCCTTTGATAATTGCTACGGGTTCTGCCCCTTTGGGTGCGTTTGCCTCGGCCTGTTCCATCACCTTGTAGACAGCGAAACTCTTGAAGGACTTGCACTCGATAGAGAGCGGTAGAAGGCGTCTGGCAGCGGGACTAAGGACTATGTCTTCACCGCCAGCGCCCATCGATGTGGAGATAACATCCAGTGGCTCGAGCTTGGGAAAGGTCTCGTAGATCTTATCCCGCACCCATTGCTGGTGCTTTCTCCCTTTGGCCTTCGCAGAGCTAGTCTTGATTGCCATCGAGAACTTCACCTTCGTACTCAGTGTACCAGTAGTGTCTGGGGTTTTTGGCCTGAGACAGGGTCTGGGGAAGATGCTTGGCGTGTGGCCAGCATGACCCTAGATACGAACAGAACCCACACTGAGAAGGCAGACGCTTTGATCCAGTAGGTTGCTTACGGAACGTCTCGTCCTCTGGCTCGAAGCAACGCTTGAACTCACCGTCTATGTTCTCAATCTTGTCTTTGATTGAGTCTACGACTTGCTCTTGCCTAACCTCATTCTCGGGACACTCAACGAACTTCACATGGCCGGATGATTTATCCACCACGATCCATCCACCGGGCTGCTTCTGTTGGGCCATAGAGTAGACGTACAACTGGTTCACATAACCAAAGTCGTCACTCTTATCTAAACCCTCAAAGCCGTTGCTCCACTTATGAGAGAAGGCCCACGGGCTGGCTGACTTTGTGTCCCAGACCTTATCGTCAATATCGATATCTGACTCGCCCTTAATAGACGTGCCTTCGATCTCTAACGTGACCTTGTCCTTACCGCCTGTGATGTTGAACTTGGCGGCACGAAGTAACACTTCGATGATACATTCAATAGCATCACCGTGCATCATTCGTATTATGTGGTTGTAGGGCATCCGTGTCTTAGGCTTGCCCATCTTCTCCATCTGTAGCTGACAGAGAGGACGGCCAGTGTTAGAACCCCGAATGCGAAACGATGGCTCTGGCTCACGCAATAGCTGCTTTGCCATAGCCTCTTTCCACATCTCACCAGCGTCATCGATGATCTTGAGGATCTCCGCCTTATTTTGGCGAAGATCTTCGTTGTCATTATTCGATAGGCGCTCGGTAAATTGCTGGAACTTAACCTCGTGAGGGTGTTCCATTAAACGTGATCGTCTTCGAGATCAGCGTCCAAGGCATTCATGGCTTCTAGATCAATTGAGTCTATACCACCCAGAGAAGCATTGTACTTCTGCTTGATCTTGTCGTTGTCTGACGAAATCATTTCAGCGAAGCGAAGCATGGTCTGGTAGGTATCGTCGTCCAGAGGCACAGGATTTAGTAGGTCTGGCTCATAGTCGAAGGTATAGTATACCACAGATCCCATCTCTTGTTCAATTGATTTCACCGTCACCCAGAAGTCTTTAAAGTCACGGCCAGAGATTTTCTTGATCACCTGATCCTCGAAGGTCATGTAGTTGCCACGCTTGTTCATCAGGATCATAGGCTGGTTCTCAATGACCACCTCTTCACCCTCTGCGGTGACACCCTTATAGGATACTAAACCACGAAGCTGGCGAAACAGATTGATGGTAGAGAACTTAGCCTTCTCTTCCTTACCCCAGTCTGCCATCTGCTTTGAGGTAGGCTTACCACACCGAATGGTACCCAGTTCATCAATAGGCTCCATAGAGAACCGTGGGATCATAATGGTACGGTTACGAGGCTTCATCTCCTCTTCGTCGAAGTCGATCCACTGAAAGACTTGGGACAGAACTCGGATCTTCACCTCTTCGGCGTAGACCTCTTTCTCCAAACCTTTGACGTAGAACATACCAATCTTGTCTTTGATTGAGCGGCCTTCTTTGTCCTTGCGCTGATAGTTGATTTTCAACTCAGGTAGACGGTTGGACGGCGCACGATCACCGCCGCCGATTGGGGCATCATTTAGGCCCAGAATTGCGTTAAGTTTTGCCATCTCTGCGGCGTTTGATACTGCTAAATCACCCATTGTGATCTCCTCTTAGTTTAGACCTGTAACGTAGAATAGTTAGGTGCGTCAGTCAACACTTAGTTCGTGTTGATCCATCCAATTTGTGCCGACAGAACCTTCAATATCGAGAGGCAGAACTGCTTCATAATTGAAGCGGTCTTTCATCTCGTCAGTGACGCCTGTCATGGCCCACTTCAGTGCTTGATTGACTGCATCCAGTTCGTCTGGGTGTATGTCCACAACGATGCTGTCATGGACTGTTAAGACCAGCTTAGACTTGAGCTTTAGCTTTCTGAACTTACGAAGCGCACGAACACATGCCAGTGGTACTTGATCCGCCGTCGCAAAGCTCTGAACTGGAAAGTTAACCAACTGCGTGTGGTTAGTGACTCTTCCTGACCGAGTCCGTTTAGCTCCGGGGAATGCAAACTGGCGGCCAGACGGCGTTTGTACAAAGCCTCGTCTGAGTACCTGATCCCCAAGTTCTGTGTGCCATTTTTTGAGTCCTTTGTAGACATGGAAATACTCCTTGAAATATGCCTGCACATGCTCCGGCTCACCAGAGCCCATCCCCCCGTAGAGGGGGCTGAACGTAACGCTCTTGGCCGCAGACCTTTGATCTTTAGTAACTTTTTCGGGTTCTATCTGGTGTATGATAGCCGCAGTCTGGCTGTGTACATCCTTACCATTCAGAATATCCTCGATGATCTGAGGGTCTCGAGACAACTCCCCAGCAACACGAAATTCTAATCCGCTGAAATCCCATTCCCCGACGCTACCGCCGGGAAACCGACTTACAATCGCCTTACGAACCTCAAACTTGTTCCCCTTCGGTAGGTTCTGGAAATTTGGGTTGGTGGATGACAGACGGCCTGTAGCGGTCACTGTCTGGTTAAAGCTCGAGTGCAGTAGGCCAGAGGGTCTAGTCCATAGCCTGATGCCCTTAACGAAGCTGTCGAGGTATGTGCTTATGGCATTCAGTCGACTGGTCTTCTCGAGAAACTCGACAGCAATCAGGTTGTCTTTGAACTTGGCCTGTTGAATCAGCTTCTTCACTGTGATCTTGTCGGTCTTAAACCCGTTGATAGAGGCGTCGGCTGCGGACGTAGGGTTCAGCTTCAGACCTGCCACACGGCTAGTAGGCACATATAGAGCGCCTTCACCCTGACACACAGGACACTTAGTTAGCTGCTTGTACGGCTGACCGTCCTTCTTGATCTTCTGGATCTTACCCTTGCCATCACACTCGATGCAGTGATGGGCCACGGTACGATATATCTTCTGGGTGGTCTCACGGACCCGGCGACTAAACTGTGAGGCATTGAGGCGAGGCGGATACAGGGGCTTACCTCTGTGATCCACGCCGATGTTCCAAGCCTGACGATGTTCTTCACGGTCTTTAACCTGACGGCTATAGACCACCCGAGACATATCTATCCCTGAGTTGAGGTTAATTGGGCTGTCGCCCATCACCTCTACGACTATCTCGTCCAGACGCTTCTCTAGTTGATCCTTCTCTGTCTGATATAGTAGGCCAACCTCATCCAGAGTATCGAGATCTATCTTGATGCCATTGCCTTCGATCTCCAGAAGGAACTCAAGCATATCCATTGTAAGATCCATGACCTTAACCAGAGAGGATAGTTCTTCGGTAGCAAGCTCGGCCTGTTGCTGGGAGTATATCTCCGCACAGGCGATAACATCCGCCTCGGCATACTCGTGTACAGTGGCTAGGGGCATAGCCTCGAAGCCGGTACCAGACTTGAATAACTCATCAACTAGGTCAGACTTCTTACGAGTTACATCACGGCGCTCGGCTGTAGCTTTGAGAGACAATTCGGTACGCTGGCCACGGGCTAAGAGATACTCGGCTACCATAGTACAGTATATACGATCTGGTATACGGAAGCCCATCTCAAGCAGCCAGAAGGCATCGAACTTAGCATTGTGGCACACCAGTACGTCGGCCCAATCTAGGGCCGCTTGCATATCGTGGCGTGAGTTAGGGATCTCACACTCGTTATGGAAGAAGACTGAATACTCTACCTTCAGCGGAGTGACGCCACCCTTGGCCCAGTAACCTGATACCAGTTTATTGTCTGGGTTCTTGGGTGAGTTGTCTGTCTTATCGCCAATCTTCTTAACGGTAGTCTCGAGGTCGAGGAACAGAACATTACTCGACATAGCGGGATACCTCTGGCTCGATGTTACAGATGATTGTTCCATGCCAGCCGGACAGTTTGTTCTTCGAGATGGTAACAAACCGGGTATGGTCTGGCTCGTTAGTCTCCATTTCTGCGTTGTGCCTACCCAGACCTAGAATGAGATCACTCTCTGCGGCCTTACCAATCTTTGAGCCTTCCATCATAGTGAATGACAGACGAGACTTCTTCTCTGCATCTGCCGAGGCTTGAGACACCGCAATCACTGCACAGTCGTGCCGCTTGGCCACCTCTCTCAGGCGACGATACAACTCACGCAGACGCTCGTGTCCGGCATTGTACTGGCCCTCAATCTGGATCTTGTCCGCTTGATCTAAGATCAGGACATCGACGGCCTCGGTCTCGCACTTGGCCTCGATCTGAGCCAGCGTCCAATCCTGTACATCAAACATCTCAATCTGGTTTTCGATGTCAGTGAACTTCTGGCGGCAGAGGTTGGGGTTCTCTTTGATCTGGTGCTTGTCCATGCCTGAGTAGGCTTGCATAGCCCGGTACATTGTACGGCTGGTGCGCTCCTCATTGCCGAGGTAGAGAACCTTGGCTCCTTGATCACAGAAGCCGCCCGGAGCGCAGCACAAGCTAATCACAAAGGCAGTTTTGCCAGTGTTCGGGGTAGCGAATACAATCCCAAACTCCGCTGGGCCTATGCCATAGCATACCTCTTTGATTGTAGAGATGTTGAATGACCAACGGGATTCATCACCTGATTCGGCCATAAGCTCGAAGATGTCTTTAGTGGTTGGGGTACCGAAGTCATCTGGGGTGAAGCCATCCTTGTTGTTCTCCATCTTATTACGAAGAACATCGAACAGATCGAAGTTACCTTCATTGATCTGCACCCCAAGGTTGGCTATCTCCAATCCCTCAGACTTCCGCCACATATCTGCTATGATGTCTGAGGCTATATCGTCTGACATAGGGTCAGTGTTAGCCACAGCCGTGACCATATCCTTTATGATAGCTTTGTCAGAGGATGTAGCTACTGGGTGGTGGACATCATATAGAGCCATTAGCTCTCGGGGTGTGATGTCATGATCATATTTATCGTGGGCTGATGTGAGGATCTTATATAGTTCTCTAGCATCATCTCCAAATAACTCGGCCTTCAAACGGCTCTTGTTCTCTCTATAAAACTGGCTCGATAGTAAGTTTCTTATCACTGCGTGGTCCAAAGCGCACTCATCCTTTCAAGTTAGTGTGCTTAACTAAGTGCCACGAGCGACACTGTGGTGTCAACAGAAGACACAAAAAAAGCCCCGCTAAAGAGCGAGGCCTTCTAAGTCCTACTAGTATGGGGAAGGGGGTTAGCTGTTACGGAACTTCATCTTCTTGATGTCTAAGGAGTCTCCACGACGTTCCTTCATGTCCATTGCATAGTTAAAGACGTTCTTGTTACCTGTCACAACATTCTTCAAGGCTGCGGCCAGCTTTTCCTCTTCCTCTCCAGCTTCCTTGAATCCATCAAAATTATAATCGATGACTAATACGGCTCTTGCTTTCATAGCTTCCATTTCCTTTAGTTTAACGTCGGTACATGGGACTTCGACGACTATATACACTTACACCCTACAGGGCAGAATCAGGCTATAGAACTAAAATTGGAGGGCCGACAGGGGGAATAGAAGATAGGTAGCAGAAAAAACCACTATTAGGTCTTCCATGCTTATCGGAAAGAGCTTCACCAGAGATCATATCCCTTACAGAACGAGACATAGCGCAAGACAAAAGGTAGGACCAAGTATACTGGCTCCTTATTGTATTGTATCTAATATCTGATCTACTGTAAGCCACTTCAAATCCTCTGTTGTGAACCTAACAGCCACCTTGGTAATGGACTGAATGGATCTCGACATCGAGACTGCCTTAGAACTAGCATCCTTGTCAAGAATAATTATGACCTCATCAAAGTGTTGCAGTTGTGCTTTAATAGAGTGGGTCATCCGTGTACCAAGTAATGCGTAGCCGCAATATCCCTTGAGCCTAGACACTGAACAGGCGCTGGGAGCGTCTTCTACTAATATTGGAATGCCTTGGCCCACCTGTATCCCTTTGGATGTATCTCCATAAGTATACCATTTGGGTGTACGCCCATCTAAGGCTCGGCCTACGGCTCCTTGACCATCTTCGGTATAGAACAGAACCCTATGGTCTCGAGGTGCATACTTAACCTTGATCAGACCCTCTCTATAAGCCTCTAGGCTATTGACTGACTCGACATAGGCCAGAGCCTCTTTGTGATGGTCTATAGAGCTTACGATTGATGGCAGTGAGTTGTAGTATACAGCCTTGGTCTCTTTGCCTCGAAGGTAGGCCTTAACACCTGAAGCACCTCTACCCGCATTGTAAGATCCTTTGACCCCACACGAGGATCTAAAGCAGTTCCACAAGAGCTTACCATCCTGCTTCAATATACCAAACTTCTTGCGGCCCCCGCAGAACGGACAGTCTAAAGACTTCTTCTCACCGTCATTGATTCGTATCGATGAGAGGATGTCTATTTGATCCCTATATGAATACTTCATCTAAACCTCTATGATGGGGATAGTTCGGGGCCAAATGGCCCCTCACTTATACACCTAAAAAACCATTTGTATAGAGCTAAAATGCACACTTTAGTATCGGCCCAGCCACGGGTAC